GGATGAAGAGGGTCTTTTACAACATAAATGTTGGAGTAATAAGATAACTTGCGTTTCTGTTTACGTACTGTATCCTTATCAGTATCATTACCACTGTTCCATAGTTGACGATTATAGTCTGAAACAGGGTCTTTACCACCTGTAGTGGTTAGAGAATTCTCAATGTACCATCCACCTGGTCCTTGAAATGCATGTGAATATAACTTCACCCATGGTAGTTCTTCTCCATCAGGTGCTGGAAGAAAGCGAATGATTGCTGACCCCACACCAGTTTTATCTAACTCTGCTTTCCAAAATCTTTCATCTGCTCCTCCAGATGAAGAGTTCATCTTTTCTACTTCTTTTACTAATCTATCAGTAAGAGAACCAAGTTTGGATTGTTTCTTTAGAGAATCAAAAGACATTTAGATTACCTCGTATTTGTTGAGATTTGGCTTGTGTGTATTCATTGTACAAGATTTATTTTGCACTGTCAACTACAACATCCTTTAGGATTTTTTTGTAGTGGAATACATCTATATTTAGGAAGGGTGAATACTTTTTCATTTTCATGCTAGTGCTTTTCCATACTATATCATCTAATTTTTTATCAAAGTTAACTCTGTATCCTAATATTCTATCACATATAACCATTGTTTCTATTGATGTTTTACCTGCTAAATGACTCTTTAAAATAAGAGGATGCCCCTTTGAACAATCAAAAACATCATCAAATTTTTTATTTTCAAATAGATCAGTGGTCTCATTTCTAAAAACATAAGATAAAGATTGTATCTTTCTTTTCCACTCATTAAATATCTTCTCACCTGATTTCACAATGGTAGCCATATAAACCATCTGTGGATCTTCTCCTGCCACAAAATTAGAAACAAAAAAATTAACAATATCCTTATCAGGATATACTCTTACCATTTTCTCAAACCAAAATCTATCTTTCCTTGCTGGTCTATAATCCTTATCTCCTTTCAATCCCTTTCCATAAAAACTTTCCTTGGTTGCTCTAATTCTTTGAGTTCTATTTTGTATGAAATCATATTTATCACCTTTAGTAAAATGCGTTTTTAACGCAATGTAAGTCTTATAACATTCAAATGGCATCATTAAAATATAGGAAGTTTAGCTCTAGATGTTCTCTTTAAAAAATTAAGTTCCTGTGCTTCATATTTAATTTTTTCTTTTAAAGGTTTTGATATGAGTTTTGGAACTGATTCCAAATCTATGCTATTTAAATCGCAAAAATGCACAATAGCATCTATGTAATTCATATTTTTATTATCCAATACAAGTTGCTCAATAGCTTGAGCAAAACGAGATGGACAAAAGAATTTACTCTCTAATACTTTTTCTAATTCATTGTCCATCAATTTTCTTTCCAGTGTGGTTAGATACAAACTCTTTAATATAACGAACTAGAAGTTTAATATAATCTCCTTTGTTCCTTTTGTCAAATATTTTAATTTCACCAGTAGGAGTCACCATTAAAGTGATGAGTTTTGTTACTGGTATATTTGTTAACTCATAATAAGCAGCAGCATAAAACATTTCCTGCACAAAATAATTTTCCAACCACTCCTCAGGTTTAATTTTGGATGAGGTTTTGAAATCTATGACTGCTAATTCACCATCATACTCTGCTATACAATCAACTCTACCAGCAAGACCAAGGTATTCTGAATAGAGTGTTCTTTCTATGGCATGTATGTTGTTAATTTTATCTAGATATGGTTTAGCATGCTTAAACATGTATTGAGTAACAGGTTTAAATTCATCCCAATCCATATCTAAATTCATCAAGTATGATTGAGCTGCCTCATGAAAATCAGTTCCACGTGCAGTTGCTGCTTTAGTTATCTTATTAGCTTTCTCTTCACCTATCTTCTTACGCCATTCAATGAAGGTTTGTCTATTATAAAAAGAAGTAACTGATGTTATAGATGGAACCCACTTGCCATTTGGCAACTCATACAATCTACAACCAGGAGTTTCTTTTTTATTTAATTCAAGATCACCTAAAAAATTACTGTGAATAAAACTCATAAATTTAATTCCACTTTTGCTAATAGATACTCTTTACATAAACCAGATCTAACAATATCTTGTATACCAAATTCTATGATGTCAACAGATGGCATGACTCTAAGTATATTCATGAAATCATGTATACCATTTCTTTCATTTTGTTTTACTAAATCTGTTTGACTTGCATCACCACAGAACATGATTTTAGAATCTGTTCCTATCCTTGTTATTATACTATCAAGTTCATGAAAATTCAAGTTTTGAAATTCATCAACTACTATGATAGCTCTATCTAAGGTTGTGCCTCTAATGAATGAGGTGCTCCAGAATCCAATGGTTTCTTGTGCCTTTAGATTTCCATATAACATCTCAAAGTCTGCTTCACTAGGCATTTCAAACATATACTTTACCATATTTTTATATGGTATTTGATATAAGTAAGACTTATCCTCATGATCACCAGGTAGGAAACCTATTTCTCTAGTAGCAACAAGAGATCTAACAATGTAGATCTTATCATAAGGTGTATGTGGATCTAATACATCACACAATGCATTATACAATGTAATAAATGTTTTACCTGTTCCTGCTGCTCCATAAGCAACAATATTTTTATCTTTTGAGTACGAATCAAAAAGAACTTTTTGATTTTCTGTTAGTGCCTCTACATCCCTCAACATATCAGAGTTGATGGGTTTCCTTCTCTTCATTTGTTTTGCAGTTAATCCAACCCCAATTGGTTGGTCCCCAGTCTTTCTTTTCTTTGGCATAATTAAATAGGTTTAACTAATGAACCAGGCATCTTAGATGCTCTTGTCAATACTTCATTCCATCCAGGATTTTTATTAACTAACTTCTGTTGCCACTCTCCAACTTCTCCAACTCCAGCACATCCTTTACTCCAGTCTTTGTCCCAATCAGGATTATCTTCTCTCCAATCTCCATATTCTGACATGGACATAGATAATTCTTTTGTTTCACCAGTTTTTTGATTAATAACAGGATAGGTAGGCATACAAATCTTAACAATAAAGGGTAATTATTTAGCCCAATCTAGAGCTTCTGAAACAATAGGAAACTGTTCATTGAATATGTTTCTACATTCTTCTGCAATTTTCATATGTTCCTTTTGTGTTCCATGAGCAGATCTTAAATTGATATAGTGTATCCACGATCTAACAGAACCAGTCATGTATAATTTAGTTGGTGTGGCAAGTGGCAAAACAAATCTAGCACACTCTTTAGCAACACCAGCATCTAACATCTCTTTGTAGATTTTCATTCCCTCTACAAAATGTCTTTGCATCTTGAGTTCAAAGTCTTGAACCACAAAAGGGTCTAAGTCATCAATAGAGTTTTGTCTATTCTTATCATCCTGTCTTCTCAACTCAGGCATGGGTATGACTTTAGCTAGCATGCTACTATCAGCATATCTTTGAGAGAACTCTTGATAAGTAAATGATCTATGTCTAAGTATTTGCGCTGCTAATCCTCTAGTGGTTTCAATCTCCAAAGTCATGTGTGCTTGCTCAAAAACTGACCAATGACCATGCTTTATGCAATAGGTTAATAAACCAGCCACCTTTGGATTGTCTTGGTTTTTTGGGTTGCTCACCCTTGCCACGTACCCCATTGTCTCTTCTGCCTTTGGGGTTACTGTCACCAATTTCACTGTGTTCATTCTTTTTTTCTTTCCTTTTTATAAGTTTTCTCATCATTTTTGCATACCTAATTTCCTCTTTTGAGTAAAATTCAGGATGTTTTTTATAAATTTTGATAATTTTTTTAGCTGCTTTTTTATCTTCCATTAATGATGAGATAATTTTAGTGCTTATGCTTACTTAAAATATTTATTAATAACCTCTAATTGATCATGATATCTTGCTAATTTATCTAACTCTTGCTGTATTGCTTCAGTTATATCTGAGTGCTCTCCAATACCAGCAGGGTGCTCAAGATAAACATTGACATTTGCTTTATGCTTTTCTATCTCTCCCTGTGCATGTGCAATAACTGCTCTTAACAGTTGCTCTCTCATATGTAGTGACATTAGATTTTACATTCTTATGTAAATTATACATTAAAAAAAGAGGGGTGTCTACCCCTCTTTAAATTAACTGCAAGGAATTGCCTTGCTTCTTACCTTGATTCCACGATACATTAGATCATGGTTTCTACGTTGAGCATGCTCTTTAATAAGCATTTCTCTGTACTCTTCAGTGTCATACTCGACACCACGATAAGTGACTTTTGACATTGGTTTACTCCAAAGTAGTAGGGGTTTAAACCGTTCCTTCAGGTAACGTTTGCGTCTCAAAACATCCTGGTTCAGTGCTATCTGCCACAATCTGAATGAGTTCAGATTTGGGAGTTTCAGTATGCTGCTGGTAGATTGCATTAACAAGACCAGTAGCATATTCACATGTTAAAAGAGCAGTGATTAGTATGTCCATGAGATGAACGATCCGTTCCGCGTCAACTTACTTGCGTCTCCATAGAGATGAACGATGTGTTAATAATAACACATATATATTATCTATGCAAGCAGAACTGTATAACTCAATACAATTCCTCTTCTAAGATATCTGTTTGTAACAATTCTACAACTAATTTCTTTGCCTTATCACATTTACTTATGAGTTCACTCATCCATATTCTTTCATTTAATAGAACAGTGTCCTCAGAAATAATACGACAACATATTTCTGTTAGTTGTAGTTCCTCTCCTCTAGTCACGTTGCCTCCAATCATCTGATCTATCTTGATGAAACCACTCTGCAACATCATCAGGATCACTGAATGATCTTTTGTGATTAGATGGATCTGGATCTCCTAAATTTAATTGATTAAAAAAATCATCATCAGGATTTGATGCCATCCTTCTGGCTTTGTTTAACATTTCTCTAGCAGATGTATTTGCTTTGGATAATTTATTTGCCCAAATCATATCCTCTAGAGTTACTTCTTTTTCTTTTATAATATTTTCACATATCTTCTCAAGTCTCAACCTGTATTGAGTAGAAAGCATAAACTTAATGTATTGTTACGATTATTTATTCAATGGCTTCAGGATCAATGCCATGTTTTTCTATTAGTTTATCAATTTCAGTTTTTCTTCCTGACATTTTAGACACCTGAAACATGTTAGATTTTTGTAATTTTTTTAATCTTTTATATTCTTTAATCAATTTACCCACCTCATTGATGTCAAGATTCAATGTATACTTGTCATCTTTTTTAGTAAATCCCTTAAAACCTTCACTCATTTCTTTTTCCTAGTGACTTTTTTATCAGGTTTCTTTTTATTTTCATTCCACATATGAGGTTTCACATTACCCTCTGCATATGATATGCTTTGGAGTCCCTCTTTATATTTGTCCCAATAGTGATCAAATATATCCACTTTACCATCAGCCATTACTACATCATGCAATAGTTTATCATCACATGTATAAGTTACAAGATAAGCATTTCTTGGTAAAGACTTATCTTGTGCTGCTTTAGGATCACATTTTTCATGTATTATGTTCACACTCAACTTCTACCTCCCCACTGGATGTCTGGATATGCTTGCTCAACTATTTCAAAAGAAACATCATATAAATCCTCTAATGATTTATCTTTGACAGCAATAACAATGTCAGCTTCTTTAGGATGAAGTCCCTCTAGCATCTGAATAAAAATTGTTTCTCTTCTGATTGTTGACAAAGCATCATTACCACCTTTAACAAACACATAAAGATTTCTTTGTTCTCTGCGCAAAGAAGAGTGATCTGTCCCAAGGGGATTTTCATTTTGTTTATAAGGAACTGATCCCTCAGGCAATAAAGAAATTACAGAAGGATCAAAATTCCATATGAATAAACTTTTTAATACATCACACTCATACTCTTTTAACAATGCTATCTTCTTAGCATCAGTTTTTTGTTTAGATACTAATTCTAATATCTCATTCATAAAAGGATTTGCAGGTAATTTTTTATTTACTGCTGCCTTTCTAGGTTTCCTTGTTCTAGGACTCCCTGTCGTCGTCTTCATCGTGTTCTGTGTCATAATTGTTTTCAAATCTTAGAGCTACAATTTCATCTGGAAGAATATTTCCATTTGAATCAAACATCTCTGGATGAGTGTAGACCACTGGTGGAGTGGTTTCATAAAAATGCTGCTTTGCCACCCATCCTATCACAGCTCCTATCATTAATGCAAGGATTGACACAAGTGTCATAAGTGTCAATGTTACTACTAATGTTTCTGACATGGCACTCCTCCAGAGAGTTTATTTTTTTCTAATGTCCAGATAAAAATTAAAATGAAAAACTAATTCTTTATTCCAAAAAGATATTAGTTTACCAAATTTTATCTGAAATGTTTTAGGTTTTTCTTTATTCTCCCTCCTTTTTCTTAATAGTAATTCAACACCTCTATTGATGTGAAGTTCTGGATTATTTAGAGACTTTTTTTCTTCTTCCTGGTCTTCTGTCACTTTGATACCTCCATGCATCCTCAAGTATTCTATACAAATAGTTTTTTATCTTTCTTGCTTGGGGTTTTGAGATATGATGATATGCCTCCCTTAACTGTTTGTGATCATTATCTTTACCTCCCTTTATATATTCTTCTAATTGTAAAACAACATCACTTAATTCAGCAGCAGTAGTGCTTTCAATAAAAGCATCCACCTCATATTTTTTGGTTTTACGATGTTTTAGATAATCATAGAACTTGAGTTGCATCTTACCCTCAAATGCTAAATCAATAGCATGTTCTATCATATCATAAACTATTTCAAAATCCTCTTTCATTAAACTAAATTGTTTTGTTTTAGATACTGAACTGTGTCTGTGCATCCACCAAGATTAGTAGAGTCTATAACCACTTGAGGAAATGTAGACCCATTTCCAAACTGATCATAGAAGGCTTCTCTATTGAAGTCTTCTCCTAACTTATAGACTACATGTTTAAGACCTGCCAATTTTAACACCTGAACTACTTTTGTGCAATATGGACATCCATCTTTTGAATAAACTGTAAAATTGTTATCTATCATTGCGTCTTTCCTCTTGACTTTTGTTTTTAATAACAATTCTTCCATTAGCATGATCAGGGATGAATTCTAGATGGTCATCATGTGGCCACATCATCTCCTCATACAAAGCATTAAGACGATCCATGTCATCCCACAGATCATTAACAGGTTGGTCATCTTTCATGACTCTTTCTTCAGGTTCCAAATTTCCGTGCATTTGTTTTGTTGAACAGATTTTATTTATTATGAAATAAAAATGGGAGGGTTTTTAATCCTCCCATATCCTAACAAATATTCAGTTTTAAATCAAGTTTAACCTATGGAAGGTGCAGTAAGTGCAACTTCAGTTGTCTCAGCAGATGCTAAGTCAAGTGGGAAGTTGTGTGCATTTCTTTCATGCATAACTTCCATACCAAGGTTTGCTCTGTTAAGAACATCACCCCAAGTAGGTACAACCTTACCACCTGAGTCTACTACTGACTGGTTGAAGTTGAAACCATTTAGGTTGAATGCCATTGTGCAGATGCCCATTGAGGTCAACCATACACAGATAACAGGCCATGATGCTAGGAAGAAGTGAAGACTTCTGCTGTTGTTGAATGATGCATACTGGAA